CGTTAGCAAGCGTAAAGCCCTGAGCCTGCATCGCATCAACATACGCATCTGCCGATGCGGCTGTCTTGATCTGCCTCAAAAACTGCAGAATCAATAGAACGATCTGAATCCACGACATTGTCTAGTCCTCCAAAACATGGTTACTGAAACGCTACCGGCCTGTTTAATACTATGGCCATGCTAGAGCGACAATGCACACTTGCCAAACTAGCTACATCTGGCGGTAGTGCGGGTTGGGGTACAGTTTGTTCCAATGTGCCTCGCGCTCAGTGCATCCGCACGGCAGGCCGATTTTAGTTGCCCATTTCTTGAATCGTTCGCCACCAAACCTTGCCGCAATGCGATTGACGGTCGCACCTAAGCCAGTGTCCTGCGGCTTCGATAATCTTTGTAAAAGCCGCACCCAGCGAGGCGGTTCTATGTGAACAACGCGCTGGCACAGTGGACAGATTACGCTTGCTGGCTCATTCACGATGGCATGGTAGCCACATTTACAAAATCGCTCTAGGCGCATGGTGCAATATCTGCCGTAGCCCAACCTAAAGAAACTAGTGAAGTTTCGAAGTCGGCAGGAAAGTCTGTAGGACTATAAGGCATAGAAGGTAGTGCTGGGTACACAATCAAAGGACTTCCCCATTGCCATGGTAGTGGTGATGTCCCAGTTGACGTACCTCCTATTGGAAATGTCCCGATATCGGGCACTGATGGACCAGTGTAACTAATTTCTTGGTTACTAACTCTAAATCTAAAGCCAGGCGTTCCGCTAGTTCTGTAGATAAGCGATAGCGTTAAATCAGTGCGTTCAGTTAGTGTTGCAGTAGCAACATCTCCTGCTAGAGTACTGTCCTGAAATGTTACTTTCCTAGCTGTAAAGCTACCTATAGTAAGCTCATACCCGTCTACTAAATCTGCTGAAAAAACTGGAAAACTAAAAGTAGAATCTGCATAGTAGACTCTGTAGTTGTTTCGTTCTCTCGCCCCTGTCGCAGGAAATGCTGCGAACCAAATTTGTTGAACAGGTACAGATAGTCCGGAAAAAGTTTCGCCTGTTATCAGGAAGTCACACCCAGCGCAGGCCCTAGTTAAGTGCCCGCTGCTAGTCGGCCCTGTGCGAAGTAGGTGTCCGTTACGTTTCTTTAGGTGAGCCATTACGCTACCGTCCAGCCTTTTCCGTTTTCGTACTCCAGCCGCTGGCCAGTGGTTAGCGTGCCCTTCCATATAATGTAGTCGGTGCCGTTTGCGTCATACTTGACTGTGACTGTGATCGATGCCGAGTCGTTGTTGTAAACGCTTATGTAATCGATTAGCCTCTGAGTCGATGCGGCAGGCGATGCGACTAGATCAACGTCCGTGGTATTGTTCGTGTTGGCCAGCGAGCGCCCTGCGGTATAACCTCCTGACGCATTGATGTCTCGCCATGATGCGATGCATTGCCCCTGGTTAGCAGTCACAGCTCCAGCGAGCACTACTTGAATCTTGTCTGTCGTCTGTGAAAGAACAATCATATTCCGAGTCCTGAAACAAATGGCGATGCGGCAACACAGTTTTCGGCTGTGTCGATCAAGTACCAAGTAGAGCCGATGCGATATTCTAAAACTGGGTCATTCCACCTGACCTCGATGACATAATCGCCTGTCGCGCCACCTCCTGCTGCTGCGCGAATCCAGACGGATCGCTTGTCCGCACTTTCATATAGCGCCTGACCGCTATCGTAGCTGACAAATGGAAATACTTCCGCGCCAGTTGTCAAATACCAACTGCTGGCTTTCGGTGCTACTTTGCCGCCTGCTGCCGCCGCACCATCTACGCTATCGAAGGCTGCGAGCAGCAAGCCAGATACCTGGAACTCGCCATAACCGTTGGGGCCGACCTGCGTTGGCCCGTTGAAGACTACGCGACCTGGATCGGTGACGGCTGAGCTGGTCGGCTTCTTGATTCGCCAGAATAGGTTCTGCGTGTCTGTGATTATTTCGTTAGCTGAGATGCCGCTTTCGTTAAAGTAGTCCAGCTCCATGCAGGCGTAAGGCGGTATTGTCTCTCCGGTCGTGTTGTAGAACGACTGGCTCGCTCTTTGTAGTTGCCATGCTGTGAGCATTATTTTATTAGCCCCCTGGCTCGCTTCTTGGCGAGCTCGTTTTGCAAAAACAGGTTGTATGTGACCTCGCGACGCAGTCGTAGCTCGCGCAGTGTTAAGTAAGCCTCCGGTCGCTCCATGTTATAGTCTACGTGCGTTGTGCCGGCACCGTCCTCGGAGACGTCAAACGATATCGACCTGATGACGCCATCTATGAACCGGTCGAAGTAAAACCCTTTGTACGGTACGCTCGCGCCCTGCTCGATTTGATAACTGAGAAGTTCCGCACTAAGACGTGCCAGAGCAGCCTGAGTAAACTCGGCTTGATTCGATTGGCCGTCTGTAATGTATTCGAATGCGACAGCCGACTCTTTGATGTTTCTTGTGAACGGCAGCGCGGCTGGTGAGCCGGTATCGATCCAGTATTGCTGACAAAGTACGGCCGCTGTGTCTGGATCGCGCAGCGGGCATTGCGTCCTAAGCCTGATCGGCGCTGGCAAGTAGCCGTCTGTCTTATCGTAAAAATACACCGGCGAGCTGAACTCGATCAGCCCGCGTGTTTCATCGAACTTGAACTGCCCTGGATAAGTAAGATTTGGCTTGGCCCTGGCTATGGTGTCGATCAGCTTGTCGTACTTGTCATAGTTTGGATTGTCAGCGGCGACGTCCATTAACGTGTCGTGACCCGAGTTATTTATCTGCGGCGCGTTCTGCAGTGCGAAGTATCCAAGCACTTGAGCAGCGTTGCCGTTCATTTGCCTATTGAGCATTGGAAGCACGCGCCAGTGATCGCCTTGATCGACTGTGAAGTATTCTCGCAGTGCCCGTACTATGTTCCGATTGCGTATGCCAAACGGTGGCTGTGGCAGCGTGAACTCACCGGCTACTTGATAAAGCCTCCAAACAGTGTTGCGGCAGGCATTGAGCGCTTGTGGCGTAAGTGCGGCTACAGTAGGAAAACCATTCGGGTCTTCGCGAGCCCAGCCTAGCTGAGGCGTGTAACTTAGCTCTTCGATTCGAACGAGCTTGCCTTTGTTCGGTCCGGTGATTTCTTCACCTACCGGCTTGAGTCGCAAGTCGTGTTGTATCAGTGTCTGGCCACCTTCGAACACTATGGTTCTCGGTATGGCCGGAGCTTCGCCTGAGAGCGTGAAGTCCATAGCCTGCTGAGTTTGCTGTGGACCCTGACCTACGCCGTCAATCACGACTCGCATCGTGTCGGCGAGCGTGAGAGTCGGATACATGCCGAACGGTTGGCAAATGCGGTCTAGCTCCTGTGCGGCGTTGTTTCCATCCCATTGAACCTGAAGTTCGGCGTTGATCCGTGAAAGCGCCGAAATGTCGTAGTTGACCTCCTGCATCGCAGTCGCCAAAAGCTGCCCGAGCTGAAATGCTGTTCGGTCGTTGCTTGGGCTGCCCGGTCGGTTGTATTCGCCGTGGATGCGAAAGACGGTATCGCCCCACATCCAGCGCCGGTCAACGATGGTAACCTCCTGCCATCGGCCCTGATCGCCCCCAGTTAGCGCAGATCGCACGATGCGGCAGTTACGGAAGGATATTGACCTAGAACCTTGAACCAGCGTTAAAACGCCAACCTGTGGCAGCCTGAAGCGTGTCAGGAACCGCAGGACGGCAGTGCTGGGCTCGATGCCCGGCAAAAGCGTAAAGCTCCCGCCGCCATCGGCTCCTATTCCAGCGAAGAAAAACGCACACTGTCCTGGCACTCTACTAGGCCCCCCGCTTTAACTAAAGATGAAACGTTTCGTTTTTAGGCATTCCGGGGGATTCTGAACGTATTCCCTTGGGAAAACGTCACTTTATTTTAGCCAGCCCCCCACATAAGCTAGCTTGGCGTGATGGTTCTGCCGCGCCCCAAATCAAGTGTGACGTCTCGAATGCTGCATCCAAGCAGGTCTACGCCGGTTGTCCAGGTGACTATTCCGCTCGGGTCTTTAATCGTGCCACCAGCGTACAGTACGCATGCCGCAACGGTCTTTGCTGAGACGTTTCTCGCAAAGTCTATCGAGCCGCCAAAATGTACGTTGATGCTGGTTGTGACTCCCGCGGTTGACTCCCAGTAGACCGTCCCACCGGTGGCCGCGACTATGACCGGACAAGCGGCAGCAAGCAAGAATCTGGCCTGTGCGTTGTTGGAGGCATCAATCGACGAAGCGCTGCCGCGAACTTCGAGCATGCCGCCTGTCTGAATGATCGCGCCAGCAGCAACGGTTTCGTCAATGAGCACATAAACGTTATTGTTTCCGCCATCAGCCGGCGTGATCCGCAAAGTGGTTAGACTTCCTGAGCTGTCTGCGTCAACATGGACCTTGCCCGAATAGACATCGAGCGTTGATGCCCCACCGGTGTTTTTAATAACAATCGGCATCTCGTCAGAAATGCCTTGCCCTGAGTTATAAATCTTCGCAGCGACATCTGCGGCGTTTGCATCAATGAGTACGCGAGTCGGCTGCCTGCCAGTCCCTAGTCCAACAGTGAGGGCGTAGGAGGAGGTGCCATCGCCCAGCTTCAGGAAACGTGGCCGGTATTCCCGATAGCCCGTTGCGTTCTGCACAGGCAGCCCGATCTCGCCAGTGAACGTCGAATCGATCGTTATGTCGCCATAATTGGTTGTGTCCTCCAGCGCATACAGAACGCTGTAGGTGCTGTCCTCGAATACCAAATCGTCTGCTGCACTTGGCAGAGCGCCGCCAATCCAGTTGTTGGCATTGTTGAAGTGATTCGGGCCAGTGGCCGCTGTGGTTGCAGTGACAGTTGCAGTTATGCCGCCCGTCGCTGATGCTGTTATGGTCGTCGGCTCGCCAGGGTTGTTTCCTGTGAGAATTAGCGTTGTCGTCCCTGATGCGGTCATGGTCGAGAACTCAGCGCCGCCTGATGCTGCGATAGCGGCCTGTAGTCCTGAAACAACATCGGCGGCTGTGCTGGCTGCGGCTGTGTAGCTGACCGACTTGCCGTTGATGACAACGGTATAGGTCTGGCCTGATGTGTAGGCCGAGAACGTGATCGTGGTTACTTGAGCAACAGCCTGCGCGCCGCCCTTCCATTTGATTACTGCCATGTTCGCCTCTACAAGAGAATGTGCGGGGTGCCGATGAGCGGGAACTCACAGCCGAAGTTATATTCCCACTGAACCTCGAACTCCATCGGAATAGGAAACGAAATTCTCGGCGATAGATAAAGTGGCTTGTTTCGTCTTAGCTGCCATGCTGGCCAAAGCGGCAGCGGCGGTATTGGGTAGCCGTAAAGCCCTACGGCCCGGCCAGACTGAATGTAGGTGTACGGCTCGCTTTGCTTGAAGATTTGCCGCTCGGGAAGATTGATCGCGCCGCCTACATAGCCTTCGACCTGCCCGCCCGTTGGATTGCTGAGCTGTTCGCTGAACTCTATTATTGCATCGTTACGCGCGATAATCTTGCGAGCCTGAAACTGTGCAGAGTACGCCACGCCTGTTGCATAGACATCGTTGCCGCCAGATGGAAACTCCGCATTGATTAGGTTAGGGCCTTCGAGACAATTAGCAGCGAGCAGCCTGAATGCCGACGGAGTGTAGCCATCGTCCTCAAGGAACTGCAAGTCTGGTCTCGGCTGCTCTAAGTCACGCGCAAGCTGATTGATCGCCAAAGTCATATTAGACTGCGTGGCGTTTTCTTGCAGGACAATGCGGCCTGTGATGTTCCATGTCTCGTCCACATAGATAGCCTGCTTGCGGTTGTCGTAGACTGGTGCATAGGACACTGACGCGTTGGCTTCGTTGAACTTGCGTAAGCGCGTACCAATTCGGAGATACACTAGACACCTCCTGATACTGTGGTACGGCGGGTGTTGACTAACTGCTGAAGCTCCTTGCCCATGCGTCGCATCTCGCGTTCAACCTCGGCCATGTAGGGCCTCATGGACTCAATCATTTTCTGTGTGGCCTGTTCGGCAATTTGCTTAGCTGAGAACTCGAACTTATTGACGACGTTGATCTGATGATTGACGCGAGCCTGAATAGTGGTTGCCTGCCGTCCTGCTTGCGCAATATCTGACCTCTCGCCAGCAAACAGGCTGCGGCGAAGTGCCGAGTCAGCATCGACGGTAGTTCTGATTCGTGTCTCAATGTCATTGAGCTGCTTGACGCGTTCGTCAATTGCGGAATACTGCTGCGAGCGTTTTCGACCGACGAGCTTGCCAACGATGTTTCCCTGAGCGTCATAGTCGTCAGGTGCATCGCGTTCGATCTTCGCGCGTTCTGCCAATAGATTTCTTCGCTGCATGGCGATAGCGTCTAACTGTGCAAATTCGTTAGACCGGTCGCCGCCTGCGTTACGCAAGTTGTACTGCTGGACGATCTTGTCGGCTTCTTTTGTGCCGAGTGCTGAGATAGAGCCAATCTCGTCGGCACTGAGCTTGCCGCCAGCTCGAGCCTTTTTGACTGCGGCCAGAACGTCATTCTGCGATGCTTTGTCCATGGCGCCAAATCGCTGAACGGTTGCAGACAGCGTTTGCTTTTCGATTGATAGTCTATCTCTGGCGCTAGCAAGCTCAGCCTGAGATTCTTTGACGATGGCTCGCATGTTCTCAGCACGAGCCTTCAACGTTTCCTGTAGCTGCTTGATTCGCTCTCGGCCAGCCTTGAGCATCGAGTCTTCGGCCTTCTGAGACTGCTCGTTGTATTTCTTGCGAGCTTCCATCAGGCTGTTGATGCGTTCGTCGTGAGCGGCCATCATCTGCCGATACTGAACGCTCTTGGCTTCGTATCGCGTTAGCCGCTCTGCTGATTGTTCGAGCTTGCCAAGGTCTGTTTCTTTGCGTGAACTGCCTCCGGTAGCGGCATCGAATGCGCCAGCAACAAAGCGATTGGCTTTCAGTAACCCCTGCCCGACCATGGACCCATACGATCCTGGCTTGAACTTGCCTCCACCCGAGATGAACTCATAGGAGCCAACGGCGGCGGCGGCTGCACCAGCGATGATTAAGCCAATCGGTGTCTTGAGCAGTCCACCTATGCTTGTCCACGCGCCTGGCGGTATTCGCGAAATGCCGCTAGAGAGCCCCTTGGCTATGGCTCCACCAACGACAACGTCGCCTGTGACACTACCTGTTGATAGGCCGCTCTCATAGAATGCTGACGTTCCGAGATTACCGGCAGCCGCGCCGCGCGCTGCAGCGTTTCGACGAGCGACATCAGAAATTTCTGCCCTTGCCATTGATCGCGGAGCTGTGCCGAGTCCGCCCATCGGCACGATACTGCCACCTGCGGAGTTGATTCGCGCTTCTTCAAGTCGAGCGAGTCTGGTAGCTGCGACCTGCTTGGCAAGCGATGCCTTTTGAGCTTGCTCTGTTTGTTGGAATGCGAGCCGTTCGGCCGCTGTCCTGACTGCGAGCTCTTTGCGCTGTATCTCGGTCTTTTTGCGTTCGAGGTCTTGAGCGTTGCGGAGCAGCGTGCTCTGCATCTTCTGGTTCTCGTCAACAACATCCTTGGCAAAAGCGCGTGCCTCGGCCTTAGCGCCTGGGTCACGCGTTAGTGTCAGCCTCCATGTTGCGTCACGATCTGCCATTGTTTGCGCTGTTGAGAAATGGTGCGAGCATTGCGACCAGTTGTTGCTGGTCTGCGTACTTGTTTATCTGGTCGATTATCGAGAACCAGTGGGCTAACAGCCTGTCGCGGCGTTCTCGCTTATTGAGCACAAGCCCGCTGGTTGCCTTGGCCTGGGCGTGCAATGCGATGACTTGACGCGTGAAGCTGGTATTGGTTATTGGTTTCGAATAGTGGCCCTTTGGGCACTTGTCGAGAACGCATGGTACTTTGTTGGGGTCTGGCCGCTTGGCAGGCTGCCCGTCGCGGCCCTTTCGTATTTCGCCAGTCTTTTCGTCGTAGAGAAACGCGCGGCAGTTCGCACAGCTTCGCGTGGCTACTTCAGGATAAAACACCTGAAGCTCTAAGACGCTGATTAGTTTTTTTCGAGCTCTCGAAGCGATACGACCTCGTCGTCGCCTGCCGACTCGTCAGGATTCTTGTCGCTTGCCTCCTGCTGCGAGATGATTCGGTACATCCTGAGAAACAGCCTGTACTTCAAATGCCGAACAGTGTCTTTGCTGACTGGCACAGGTGAACCGTCATCGTAGACCTCGCTCCATGCCATGATCCGCTCAGCGATGGCTGCGGCCATTTTGACGACAAGCTCTTTCGGCTTTTCGCGCAGGCTGTCGCGGTAGTACTCTAGCTCTTCGGTTTCTTCTGGCAGCATCGGGCGATACTTAAACGCGCATGAGCCATAAAGCCCTGTGGGGTCGGCTTGAACGTATCCAGGGAGCGACGCGCCGTCACGAATGACGTTCTGATTATTCTTACTCAAAATAGACCTCCTAAAAAGTAACGAGCTAGGCCACTAGCTCTTGGCGATGGAAAGCATAGGTGCGGCGGCTGTCCGCTTCACCGTGAAGTTAAGGTTCATTGGGATTTCACCATCATCTGGAACGGTCGGACCTCTGCCGGGAATCTTGATATTCCCAAACGTGAGCGTGTACGTATCATTGCCATCGTCGAGTACGATGGTCGCGCCGTTATCGCCAGCGATGCCTCGACGATAGAGCGCCTTGGTCGCTGTTCGATAGCCGAACAGGCCCTGCATACCAATCGACAGCGTACCGGGCTCGAAGATTGACCGCTTGACGGCGTTCTCAAATTGATCGACGAAGCCGTTGTTGATGCTGATGTCCATAGACTTGAATGGATAAGCGGTACTTGCGACCGTGAGAGCGGTGTCGGGTGTGATGAACTCAGACGCACAGCTTAGTGCAGGCGGCGAAGCTGGCCATGTGACAGCGCTAGTTTCGTCTTTTCCAATGAAGTTGATTCGCCAGTTGATGTAGTCGCTAGGCCGTAACGAAATGATAATCTCAGCCATTCGCAATTCGTCGTAACGGAATAGCTCGTCGCCCTTGTCAACGTAGGCGTAGATCGCTGGAATAGTCTCGCCTGGAACGGCTGCCCCTGCCGGATAACCCGAGATGTTGTCGCCAAACATTCGCTCGATGAACCAGTCCATTTCTGCTGCGGTTGGATAGATATCGAACCCGCCGCTGACCTCCTCGCGGAGAATCCTGTCACCGCAAGCGTACATCTGTCTGGTGCCGCGCTTGCCTGGATCGGAGCCGAACGTTTGATCGCCGATCAGATCACAGTTACGCGCAGCGAGGGAAATGGCGTTTGTCGTTCCTGCCTGATTGTCTGCAAGCAGGATTCGCATCTCATGTGATTGTGGCATGGCTTAATGACCTTTTACTTGGTTCGAACTTCGTAGTTTATGCCGCCGCGCCGTTTAGCTTCAGCAATGTCTTTCGGATTCGCTTCGCTGCCATACTGAGCAACAGCCACTTGGCAAGTGTAAATGTCACCCGATGATGGCTTTCGCTTTGCGAGTCCGCCCGCAAACTCAGTGTCAGGAAATCTGGCTCGCATGATGGCGTTAGCTGCTTCAGCATTAGCAGCGAGCACCTTAATGTTACCGCCACCGCGCACGAAGAAATGAAACCAAGTAGCCTCGACTTGCTGACCTTCTAGCTCGATAAAGTCGGTGCGTGGCTGTATGACTTCTGGCTGATCTGACATTGCTATGCTCCTAGAGTATGTGCGTCGCGCTTGGGTGTGACGATGTCTACGGTCACAATAGTAGCGAAAGCGTCGAAGCCGCGATCAAATGCTGCGACCATAAAGTTCTCGCCAGGGCTGACGCTAGTCATCTCAACGTTAAATTGATTGCTGGTGCCACTACCTAATGTGTCGAGCGCTTTGAGTGACCCCGGCATTGTGGTTCGACCTTGGCCAGCGAATATGTGATCGATTCGCTCCTGAACGGCTAACTCCTGCTCCATATCTCTGGTCAGATGTTGATCGCTTGGCCATACGGCCGCAACGACTGTGTCGAACTTTATGCGTAAATTGAGGTTTTCATGATTTATGTGCAAACCACGAAGCGGAACCACGTAGGTCCCAGGCTCCCATGTCATGTTTCTGTGCCAAGCCTTCTTTCGCACCAGCCACTTATTGTCGCCAGTTATAGCCGCTGTCAATTCAGTGTCGGCGGTTAGCGCCGCGCTGATTGCCTGAGCTATTAGATAGTGCTTGCTGATTAGTGCCATAGTGTTGCTATTCTGATAATTCAATGCACACTTGGCAAAGACTAGCCTAACCTGGATAGCAGGTCATATTATGGCATTCTGTGCACTCTAGCGGGACGATTGGCTCGTCGTGTTCGACAGATACCTCAATGGCTGCCGAGTGCGTATGGCCGCAAATACTGCACTCTACGCGACCGCGACACCAGTAGGTTTCCTTTCCCTTGGCTTTGGCCTGCTTTTGTGATGGGCTCATTCAAGCTGCTCCTGATGCCTGTCGAGTACTTCTACGAACGCGTCGAATGCTCGCTGCTGAACCTGTTTGGTGGCATAAGCAAACGGCCTTGCAACCATATTGATCGTTCCGCGATCATGATGCTTTGCATAGGGAACGTGAGCGTCAGAGACGCCAAACTCTGCTATGTCGCCAGAGTGCTCGAATACGTGGCCAGGGTCGTTGACGTTCGTGGCAGCGCTGAACATCTTACCTGTCTTGATGAGCAGCGGGTGAGGTAGGTTATCTTTGCGTGGCTGCCAAAAGTCGCCGTCAGGCCCAGTGGTATTAAAGAAGTTCTCCTGAAAGCCCTCTGCGATGACGACATCGACGGCCCGTAGTGCTTCGTCGAAAGCTGCCTCGGTTCCGTTTTCGAAAAGCTCGGCGTACTTTTGGACAGACACTAGAAACGACGCCATGCGCGTATCGTTGCTCACGATGCAATTCCTAGCTGCTGCTGCCTCGTTGAAAGCCTGCAATAAGCGATGTACTGAGTGTCGTACATGGTGTCTTTGATCGACTGAATTATCCACGTTCGGCCGCAAGCGACGAGCTTGTCGCCCTGCTGCGGATAAACACGATCTGAGTCTTCGTCGTCTGGGTCTGTCCGCAAAGTGTTCGACCAGATGGTAAATATCTGATCGGTGGTTTCATAGCCAATCGTAGACGCTGCGACGGCGATCTGGTTCTGAGTAGGATTGCCGCGCCTGACCTTCACGCCGGTGCTTGGCGCGGTTGCCTTGCCGCTTGTGTAGGTTTGTGGCCCGTATTGGAAACCAGCATCAGCTACACCCTCGACCCACTGCCATTCGTTCTTTAGCCATTCGCGTGGGCTATATTGCTCTGCACATGAGCCAGGGACGAGTAGGGTTCCTGTTAGCGAGCCGTAAACGATTCCAGCGCGAACTACGTGCTCTGGTGGCACCCTGAACGTTCCGACGCCAAACGGCACCCATAACGGCAAATAGCCGAGATCGTCCACCATGAGGTCACTCACCATTGTGCCGACGAGTGGTTCGTCGATTGGGCCGTACTCGAAGCCAGCCAGTACGTCTGTGACTGCTGGAATTGGAAGTTCTAGTATGCCGATCGGTACGACTGGTATCGCCATTATGTGTCCACACGAGTGATAATTTCAAATGGCCCGAATGAGCCCTCGGCGGCATCGTCGACCTCGGACGCCCTTTCTAGCGCCTTGAGCAGCTTTTCTTGCTCAGCCAGAAGCGACAGGCGGTAGCCTACGTGGTCAACGTGGGTTCCGCCGTCTTGGTTCTTGACATTGGCTATACCGCCCATCTGCGTTCGATCCATCGCCGCTAGCTCTGCTGCGATGGCGTTGAGACGCGTCAGAATGTTTTCGCGGTATGTCGCCAATTACTTGTTCCTTTAGACTATCCGAGTGGCCCAGCGCCGTAAACTTCATTCTCGTTTGCATCGAGGATGCCCTGCTCTTTTTGCGTAAGCGGCGAACCACTTGCCAACTTCGCACGAATGTTCGACAGATACTGTTTGCGCCAGATTAGCTCCTGTCGGCCTCTGTCAAGGCATTCGACCTTCAGCTTTACCTTGACCGGATCGACTTGTTTGCCAGACTTCGGCGGGTCTTGATGTGTCGCACAGTACCAGCGAATCAACTCTGATTCGTCACAGGCTTTGATTTCTACGGCCTGCAGGTGTGGAAATTTCTCTTTGTCGAACGGCTCTATCCGAAACAGCCAACCTCCGCTGTCGCCTCGGTACGGCCCGCGCTCCTCAGTCCTAACGCGTAGGCCAGACGTTTCGTTGGCGATTGACTCGGCCAACTGCTGTTCGGCCTTGGCTAGGTCGCGCTCCTTGGCTTCGAGCTTTGCCATCAACTCGAGTTCGCGAGCTGTTGGCTGTGGTACTGATTCGTTACTAGCTTGTTCTGTCTTGGCCACGTTCACTATCCTCCAGAATAGAAAAAAGCCGCGCCGGCAGTCGGCGCGGCTTATGTTGCCACTATTCTAGGACTTTGCGTAACAACTCCGCAATAGGCTTAGCCTGTCGCCTTGAGCATGTAGCGACGTTCTAGGACACCAGCCGCGCCGCGTTCGCTGGCCTTGAAGCGAGCGACAATGTCGTTGCTGAATGCCAAATGACCGTTCTCGCCTTCTTGCTCGACTGTGAGTGGCCAGTTCTGCATGTAGACGAATGCCTCCTTTGGGTTGCCATAGAACCAAGTTGTGTCGGAGCTGGTTCGCTGCTTGACATACTGGTTGCTGAGAATGTTGAACGACTGATTGAGGCCGTTGCCGTTCAATCGTGTTTCTCGGTCAGTGTTTGGCGTACCTGCTGCGGCGTTTGGCCTGTAGGTGCTGTTGGTCATGGTCGCATTGAGGATGCGACGCGCTGTGTTGCCCTTGGAGAACGGAACCACCATCGTATTCGCAGTGATGACAATCGGTTCGCCGGTGTCTGGGTCGGTGATCTCGCTGAACTTTGTGTCAGCGGTATCGACAGATGTCCAGTCAACGAGCGGATTGCTTGTGCTTGTGTTGTCCGAGCCATAGGTTGCTTCGACTGCTGCACCGTTGCGGCTGTAGACTGTCGAGATACCGAGCGCAACGTCAAGGATTCGCTTCTCGCGGTTGATGGCGATTGTGCGCCCGATGTTGGCTGCACGCTGCAGAATCTGACTAGTCTTGTCGAAGAAAATCACTTCCTTCGTGAGGTTGATGATTAGACCGCGCTTGATGGTTTCTGGTGTTTGAATCCAGTTCTCAGCGACGGCTGCGGTTGGATATGGTTTGCCTTCGCCGACGACTTCCACCTCGTCGCCGATCTCGGAGACGCCAGGAATCTTTTCGCCAGACTCCTTGCTGTTCATGACAGTCACCAGCATATCGCCGATCAGCTCTGGCATCTGATAGGAACGCAGGATTGCGTTGTACAGATACTGGCCCTGAGTAGCAGCAAACATGGCAGTGTTGACTGCCCCTGTCGCTTCCAACAGACGGACGCCGCCGCCGCCCGATGGGTCAAAGTGGTTTTGTACCAATTCGAATCCATCGTCTACGCATGCCTCGAACAACTTGCGAATACTAAAGTCGGCTAGATTGACCGACCGATCCGCGAATAGTTCGGCCATTGCGTTGGTGAATCGTTCTGGAGTTCGTTCACGAGTGTAGGCTTCTCGCATACGACGAATCTCATTGTGCCGCCTTGCCATCGCTGAAATCATTTTGATTACCTCTAAAATTGAGCTGAACTACAAAAGCCGATTTAAGCGGCAGAACGGGATGAAGTTATCGAACCTGACAGACTTGAATCAAATCGACCAGGAACGTTTGCGCTGCTGCTGTTCCAGCTTTGCCACTTACCATCGGTGCCATTGCAGCAACAGATGTGTAGACAAAGTCAGTGAACTTAGCGACTGTGACATTGTCGATCTCAAACGTTACATCACACTTGGTGGATGTCTTTGGAAGAACCTGAATCTCCAAGAGCTGGAACGCAGACGTTGCGGCTGGCTTAGCAACGCCATCAAGCGAGCCAAGAGCGTTCAGCTCAACAGTTACTTGAGTACCGCCGACCGATGCCTCTACGAACCAGTTAAGGTTGCCGTCTACCTTAAAGAATCCGAAGCCTGAATAGCTGGCGGCTGGGCCTGCGCCGTCGTCGCCGATTGCTGTCGCTGTAGCGCCACTGAACATGCCGACGTATAGGTTGGCAGCGTTGGTGGCCGCTTCAGCAAATTGAATTAAAGCGCGGAAGATAATTGGCTTGTCATCAGCAAGCACAACTTCCTTCTTTGACAATGCCACAGACGCCGGGTCATTGTTAGTCGCTGCAGTCGCTAGGCTGAGTACGCCGCCGCGCGCGTCAGTGATCGCAGCGGTACCTACTGTGGTCCAGCCGGTTGGTGCCGCGCCGTGGAAGTCTTCGTTGATCTCTGTCTGACGCAGCAAGCTATCGAACAGGGTGCTTGGGTTGACGGTTTTCATTGTGTTACCTGCGAATTAAAGCTGAGCGGGAATAGAACAGTTTGCTGGTCGCTGCCGGCTTAGACGCCAAGCCGCTTCTTCAAGTCTTCGTGCGTTTGTGGAATTGGATCGCTGTTCTGCTCTTGCAGAACCTTGGATGGTGAGTGAGTCGGTCGGCTTCCGCCCTTGGCAGGAAACGACTCGGCGAGCAGCTTGCGATCTGCTTCGTCGGCAAGTGCGGCCATGGCTCGTACGCGAACGTCCGTGACCTCGCGGCCCACTTCTTCGAGCAGACGAGTGCAAGCGCCTTTGACTTCGTTGAGCCGCTTTTCTTCCTGAAGCTGCTTGAGTTCGTCTTGCAGCTTTTTGATCTCTGCTTCTGTCATTGGACTCTCTCCGTCCGTTGGTGGTGGCAATGGTTTGGCAGCACCTGCACCGCCAGCTAATTCGGTCTGCACATCGAGCAGCATCTTGATCTTGGCGATCTGCTCTTCAGTGCTGTACTCGCCGTCGAGTATGGCCATGATAGCCGTCTTGAACGCTTCCTTGACTTGATCCTCAGGCGATGTCTCAGGCTCGACTTCCATCTCCATAGCGTCGTCGTAGATGTCGGCCATCTCGGTGAGGCGTGCCAAAAGAAATGGGGCTTGGCTTTGCTTGATGTTCTCACGCAACACAGCACGCAGATTCTTTTTCATAGTCTGGACGCTCTCAAATAGATTCTTGTTTGTGGCTGGGTCTTGAACAATGTCGACGCTATGCACTTCGGTCAGCTCGTACACTACTTCCTTCCCGTTTTCCTCTTGCACCTTGCCACTGGCATCATGCGATAGCCCGAAGTCGTTGAACCGCTCAGCGGCCTCAAGAATCTGTTCGGTCATCGGATGGGTTTTGATGTAGTGTAGATCGCCGCGCAGTTCACCAGCATCATCAGGAGCGACGTTGAGTAGCTTGCCCCAGCGTTCGCCTGTCTGACGAGTGCTGCGACTCTTGGCCGATTCTTCGAGCTTCACATGGTCGATGTAAATCTTGCGGCCTTCATAGAGTGAAACAGCTTTTGATGCTGCTTCTCGCAAGTACTCACGCTTGCCCTGGCGATTCCGAGACTTCAGCCCGAGTACCTTGACGCCACGGATTACTCCCGCGTCGCGGTCAATGTTGGCGAAGCCTTCGGTGCTTTCCTGCATGCGTTTGGTTGTTGGCATGATGTAAAAATAGAACGGTCATGCACACTTGCCAAACAAATGATGAGAATTATTTTGGCTCCCACGCAATTGAACATCTGCAGCCCGGATGGACGCTAGGGGGTCCTGCCGGATAACTTCGTCGCCAAACCCAAGATGGTTCTCCGCTTACTGCTTGACATAACGGGCATGGATTACGTTCTGTCACCCAGTATCCCTCAAGCTCTTTTCCACTCTTCTTCAGAGCACGCCAGGCAATCATTTCGCCCGCAGTGTTGGCGATGGTTGTCTCTGTGATCGCTATTAGCTTGGCGCGATCGTTGCCGAAGTTCTCCTTGCGCCATGCCTTGATGTCCTCCGGTGTGCGGGGCTTGTTCATCTTGGCCCAGCGTTTCTTGCTGACTGCGATAAGATCATCAGCGAGATCATTAGCCCGCTTGTCGGCGTTGGGCTTTACGTGTGGTGGAGCTGGGCCGTCGCCGTAGCGTGCGTACATGGCCCTGATTGCGTCTAGCTGAATCTTTTCTAGGTGCGGCTGTATTTCGTCGATCAGCTCGCGCTTTAGAGTAGCCCACCCTGGCTGTCTGTTTCCTGATGCCGCCTTCGGAGCTTTGAAGGCTCGATTGACTGCTGACTGAACTTGTTTTTCGACGTACGCTCTGTTGCTGACTTCCATTTTAATCCTCGCATGATAGTTACCGGCCATGCGATGATTGTAACGTGAATCTAGCCAACAGACACTTCCACGTTTATTGTGGTCTTAACTTCCATTGGAATGCATTTGACAATGCGATACTTGATCCTGGTAAATCGCGCTTGCTCCCTTGCAGCTACCCATTTCCGCATGTGCTCTTCGCTTTCGAACTCTTCAACTTTAACGTACCTAACTGTGTGCGCAGGATAGCCGTGACCTGGATTTGTCCTAGATCGTTCATCGCCTTCAACGTGGTAACTGTCTTCAATAAACGCTGCGTAAAACTCTTTGGCCATTACCCTATTTTCCTTTTTTGCAATCACTAACCGCATTCGGCTCGTCGTACCTGAGCAGTTCAAAATGCTTTAGCTGACCGCCAACAAAGTAAGTGCTGAACTCGATCCAGCCTGTGTATTTCTGGCCAACGTCCTTTTGCCCGATCGATGACGCCTGCGTGTAGAAAACAATCTCGCCAGTGAACTCCGAGCATGGCATCCAATGCTTGTTCACCCGCGTCGCGCAGCCAGCCATGGCTAGCATGCCGATACCGTCAGGGTCGCTGCGATCCTCGATGGCGTATTTCTCGCGCCAGAGCGAGCCATCTTCGCGTATTTGAAAGTAGTCGAGGAAACAGTCCAGGCTTTTGGTTTGAAACCAATGTTCTTTGTGATCGACGTTGATCTCGACCGGCAGCGGCATCTTGCATTGAATCTCGTCGAACATTCCCATGGTGTTATTAGTTTCCTTCGGTGATATTGATCTCGATAGGTGGCAGGCCGTGGTGCTCGCGCATTTCCTGACAGCGTTCCTCGCCGACCTCAAACGCTACACAGCAGTTGGGCCGCGTCGGGTAGATCGTGCACCGGTTATCCTCGCTGAGCAGCTTGCATGGATGGTTTGCTCCACAAGCGAGCCTGTATTGTTTCTCCCAGTCGGAGTCGTATTTGATCTCGCCGCCGCCATCGAGCAGCGTGACGACCGGCAAGAGCCGTGGTTCGCGCACAACGTCAATGTGGTCGATCTCGATGATCATGGTCTTGCAGCATAGGCCGCAGTCTTTGCAGTGGTCGATCATGGTACGTCCTGAAATAGTGAGGCTATGTTTTCCTTGATGCGTTTTCTTGCAAGTCGCTGCATGACCTTTCGCGTCTGATCGTATGCCAGATGGCACCGAGGACAGAGCGCTACTAAATTCTCGTCGCGACAATCCATCTCAACATGGTTGATATGAGCGACGGTCAGAGTTCGCTTATGAGTATCGAACTTTTCGTTCGGCATTCTGCATTGCAGCCGGCACTGCTCGCACTTCCATCCGGCCTGTTCCTTGATCCGCCTCGCTATGTCGTCCCAATTGGCCGGATACAGCTCTCGCTTCATTGGCATGCTGTTTCCTCTTTAGGTTGTGATATGAAGTCGGGCTCGCCGCGACCAGCATATTCGTAGCGTATAGCTTGTTCGTTTGCGTGCAGTTTTTCCGCCTGAGCTTTTAGGTCGATGCCTAGATATTCTGCACCGAGGCACATCGCTTCGACCATCATCGTGAATGTTTCGATGGTGTATGCGTTTACAGTTTCAACTAGCTTGCGGTCATTCTCCCGCAACCAGCTTTTAGTGCAGACGGCAATAGTGCCTTTGTCCGTCTGGCAGATGGTGACCTCGCGCTCGTCTCGAAAGATCGTGAACAAAGCTGCTATCTCTTGCTCGCTTCCGTCCGCCATCTGTAACTTGCCGAAAGATTCTTGCATGATCTGCACCTATGCGAATCGTTTGATTACTGCCCAAACTCGCCGAGCCTCCTCAAGCGATCTGATTTGTGCGGTGTGGTATGAGTAGCCAAGCTCCTCGCTTATGCGGCGATAGAGCTTGCCTCGTGATATCTTGCCCGACTTCCATATTGGATCGAGCAGCTTATGGATGCGCCTTCGTGCAGCCATCAGTTCGGGCGTTGCGATGACACCGAGTGGCTTATGTGTCCCTCGGTGGCAGCCAACGTAGTTCGTGCAGCGGTCGCACTTCCAGAACGGTAGCTTGGCTAGGTCGTTTCGGTGCGGATAAATCTCGCCGCCGCTGGTGAGCCTCGCGTTGATGTCCGTTTTGCAGCCGCAGCAATAAACTTTCATCAGGCCACTTTGCCGTTAAGCCTCTTGAACTGCTGAACGGCTGCCTCGATGTCAGGCGTCACCGGTGTGACACCGATTGTCTTGAACGCGACGAAGTCATCACGTTCGGCGACGGGCAGACTTTCTACGTATCCTGCCGCGAAAGAGCTTGCGAGTGCGCTGCTAGTTCGCTCCCCGAGAATCTCGATTGCCATTGACCGCCAGTCGATTGCATAAATCCAGAACTTCATAACGTGCCTCTACTTCTTGATAGTGATTTGATTGTGCTTTCCAGGGACGAACAGTTCGCCCCTGATTTCGTCGATCATCTTCATTGCTTCTTTGACTCGATGTGGCTCGGCAATAAGGTCCGGAAGTTCGCCAAGTCTCACCCACGCCAAGTAGCGAACTAACTTGTCACCGGTGAGCATCTTGCGAGCCTTCACATCGAGCTTGTCCATGATGTCTTTTGCTAAGATTTGTCCCATGCTCAGACCCTACTTACTGCCCCCCTGGTTTAGCTATAAACGAAACGTTTCGTTTATAGGCACTTCGGGGGATTCCGTTGATATTTCCCAGCGAAATGTGAACTTATTTTCCGCCACCCCCCCACATAAGTGAGTGGCTATTTCGCTGGATTTGGCCGCTTGATCGCGCCAATTATAGATACCTGACCGCTTTAATAGGGCGCTAACCAGCGCCGATATGGTCTCTGGTCAGGCCGTATTTATCGAAAATACTCGCCCTGTCTTCTGCTACGTAACCAGTCAAAACCAGCGACGCTTCGAGTATCGTAGCCTGCAGGATAGGCAGCCAAGCATCAATGCTGAGCGACCTGTTTTCACCTTGACTGAGCAGCGTCAACGATGCGTTAATCGTGTTGCCAAGATAGGTGCCGACGATATTCATCGGGTCTGAATCTTTCAGCTCAAACTCGCGAGCAAGGGCAGCGTCGATTCCGCCTTCGCAGTTCCATCCAAGGACCGGTGCATAGCTTACGTCGCGCCCGAGCAAGATGATTGCTAGCGCGTCTAACACTTGCTCGACGTCGCTATTGCTTATCGCCGGCCTGAGCTGAAGTTTCACCAGATCGTCGATTGCTTCTTCTAGCAGCGTCTTAACAACCTGATAATCGGCAAGCGATGGACGGCTGCGGATTTTATCGAACAAATCATCTGAAAGCATAATAGTACTCCCAGGAGTATAGGGCCGAGTTTTGCCGCGATCTGGTTACGGGTAGCTTCGCCACGCGTCTGTTAGATACTGAAGCGTCTTGGTAGCGTCGTCGTCTGATGCTTCTTCTGTCAGCGATTCGTTATCGCCTGCCTCAGAAACGCCGTTGGTTAGCGATAGAACGCCGTCAGTTAGCCCTGATTCGCCGATGGCCTGTAGAACCACCTTGGCGCTGGCAGCCACGCCAGGGTTGCTATTAGAGGCCAACAGTTCTAGCTCATTGACAGCTGCTGGTAGGTCATCAGCCCAGCCGTGGTCGCATAAATGGGCTAGCTCCCCGTCAGGCTGAACTTGCTCCTTGAACTGTTCTAGCCCGAGCCCTGATGCGAAGTCAGCATAGAATTCTTGGTCGGTGTCGGCGCTGTTGACGATGATTGTGTAGGTCATTTTTTAGGCTTGGCTACCTCCCCTGTTTTTGAATTAACGAAACCTCGCTCGCCTTTGATCGGCTTCCATGTTCCGACGAATAGCCCACGGTCTGTGCGCCGGGCTGCTAGCGGCAGCTTAGCATCAGGCAGAGCCATCAGCTTTTTCAGCTCAGGAACGCCGCCCTCCACTTTTAATAGGGCGCTAACTCGCGCCGATCCGGCTACTCCGCGGCGATAATACATGCGCCTATCTGCCGGATTCTTGGTTTTAACAAACACTGAGTCGTCGAACACGACCGTATGGAAAGGCTTCTTAGATGACTTTTCTAGTCGCACTTTGAGCACTTGTGCGTACTTGTTCATTGTGAGCTTTGCATTCTCTCCGATGACGATTGTCTTGACTTCCACAAACGCATCGTCTGTTTCGATGTCGTGCGGTGCGCTGTTTGGCAGCGCTTCACCTTTGAGCTGTTTGGCGAGCTCATATTCGTTAGACTTGCCGACATCCTGAACATCCTTGCCGACATACTTTGCTGATGCCTTTGCTAAAGCTGCTTTGGTTTGCGGCTTAGGCTCACGTGCTGGCCTGACTGATCGCTGGCTGCCTGCCGGTTTCTTGCTACCTTTTGTTTTGCGGTTTGACTTAGCTTTTTCTTCTGGCGTGACAGCCCGCTCCTGC